GTGCAGATATATTAGTAAGCCTTGGAGCTTGTGCTTTAGGGTTTTTGTTTATGACAGTTGGCTACTCCATAGGTTTTAGGCACGGCCACGGCGAGGGCTTTATTAGAGGCCGCGCTATCGCTAAGGCTCTTAAAGATAGCGAGCTAATCTAATGGGGTTTTTAGATAATTATGAGGACGTAAACGCTCGCATTAAGCGCTTTAGATCAGAATTTCCAAGTGGTCGTTTAGTCGCTTATATTGAGGATATCGATATTATCAAAGGCACAATTTTAGTAAAGGCTGAGGCCTATCGTGAGTACGAGGATAACGTGCCAAGCGCCGTAGATTACGCATTTGGTAACGTCTCGACTTATCCAAACAATATGAAAAAATGGTTTATCGAGGACACAATTACAAGCGCTTACGGTCGCGTGATCGGTCTATTAACTCCAAGCCTTGAGCATAACTCGAGGCCTACGGTGCAGGATATGGAAAAGGTAGAAACTTTACCGGCTGACTCTGATCCATGGAGTAAGAAAGCATCAACAGAGGACATGTCCACAATGGCTACGGCTATTCTTGAGATCGGTACGCAGCTAGGAGGCGAGTTAGTAGCTGAGGCTCCACGTTGTCCGCATGGGACAATGGTTTGGGCCGAGGGGACAGCCAAAACTACCGGTAAGCCATGGGCCGCTTACAAGTGCACCGAAAAGTTACGAGCTAATCAATGCCAGCCTTATTGGCACGTGCTCGGATCTGATGGCAAATGGAAGCCGCAGGTATAGCCATGGGAGATCTAACCTTTATTAAAGATGGCGTATCCACCACTATCCATGAAAACGGCGAGGTAACTGTACTTAAGGTTATTTTGTGCGATGAATGTGAAAAGTACGTAACTCCTCTAGGCGGCTGGTTTGTTAGAGATCATACCGGCGAGGTCGTAATGTGGTTGTGTGCAGAATGTCGCAAGTAGCCAAGGTAATACTCGATCGATCTCAAGAGGTGACAGCTCATCGGGTAGGACTAGAGCGCACGATCGTGCGAAATGCTAATACAAACGATGCTAGTAATTTTGGCCAAGTCTATAAAAACTGGCACGAGCTAGTATGGCAAGAGGCCGAGGGTGCCTCAGCTGAGACGGCTGTGGCTAACTATTTTGGCGATTACGCTTTTGTGCCAAAAATACACAATGCCCACGAGGAGGCAGACGTAGGCGAAAATATCGAGGTTAAATGGACTAAACACGCTAACGGCCATTTGATCTTACAAAACAGAGGCCCGGGCCGTCCTAATGATGTAGCTGTATTAGTTACCGGATGGAGTCCGGTCTATATCCTCTTGGGATGGATGCCGGTGCACATGGCTAAAGTACCTAAATACAAGCATCCTTATCAAGATAACTATTGGGTACCTCGATCTAATCTATTTGAGATGCAATATCTAAAGAGGTCGCAATATGGCATATAAAACTAAGTGCCGTTTATGTGCAAAAGTAACCGAGCATATAGAGCGAGTAGTAACAGATAACCTACCTCCATACGTTAAAGCGCTCCAATGCGTTAAATGCGGCGTTATGGGGATCGTAATGTTGGAGGATATAAATGACAGTAATTAGGCCAGGCTGTGTTTATTGTGGGATGTTTCACGATCCGAAAACCTGCAATTATCAGCTCATATTACTTATTGAGTCGTATATAAATAAACAGTCGGAGATAGATCCGGCGGCACTAGCTTACGAGATAAGTAAGGCAGGTTATATCCGTGCCAATGTATGAGTATGAATGTTTATTATGCAATATCCGTTATGAGCTAGAGCAGCCGATTACCTCAGCTGCAGCCCCTATGTGTTGCGGTACTCATATGAGGCAGGTTTACCACGCTCCGGGAATATCGTTTAAGGGTAAAGGCTGGGGTAAAGATGCTATATAGTTATCCACAACAGTTATCCACACGTGTTAAAAACCTGTGGGACACGCTCAAGATTACGCTCAAGATTGACAGGTATTTGACTAGGCGGCTACGCTCCATACTCGCAGGCGAGCCGCTACCGCGGTTAGCTCGCAGGCGTAGTTTGGTGCTTATGGCCGGGCTATTGCTATTTAGCAATATGCCTGCATCTCAAGCTATAAACACATCAAGAGATAAAGAAAACTACAAACTCTATGCACATATAAAACTTACTAACTCAAAAGAGTATCGATGCCTAGAGCTATTATGGAATAGAGAAAGTAAGTGGGATCCAAGGGCCAGTAACCCTAAGAGCTCTGCCTATGGCATACCTCAACTACTTAAACTTAAAGAGCATGATCCATATAAGCAGATAGATCTAGGTCTTAAGTACATATCCCATAGACATACCACACCATGCAAGGCATACGCTTACCATCTTAAGACTGGTCATTACTAAGATGGTGCACGGGACAAGGGATCCAAGACTTACACGTAAGTACAAGGCTCAAAGGCTGATCGTATTAGCAAGGGATGGGTACACCTGTGTTTACTGTGGGCAGGATGCCAATACAGTAGATCATATAGTAAGCATCAAAGCCGGAGGAGATCCGATTAGCTTGGAGAATATGATCGCTTGTTGTAAGCGCTGCAACAGCTCTAAAGGATCGCGCTCTCAGGCCGTTTTTTTAGCCAAACAGTCTACCCCCCCTGCCTTATTAAACGATGCCTCCCCAAAAACGACCAGTACAGTCCCTACAGGCCCGTGTGAGGGCCAAAACAGTCAGGATTGATAGGGATATGCCTCGAAAGAAAAAACCTCTTACGGGGGCTACCAAGCCTCGCCTCCACTCGCCACTACTCAAGGGCAAATCTCGGGGTATCGAGATATCGCAGCTGGCAGACTCGATAGAGATGCCGCTATTACCTTGGCAAAAATTCGTCATAGACGATATGTGTATGGTCGATAAAGATAATATGTTTATCCGGAAAACAAACCTGATCCTCGTGGCCCGGCAACAGGGTAAAACTCACCTTGCACGGATGATGATGCTAGGGCATATGTTTTTATTTGATAGCCCTAACGTGCTAATGATGAGCTCTAATAGATCGATGGCCTTGGACACCTTTAGACAGGTAGCCGGAGCGATTGAAAGTAACGACTGGATGCGTAAACAGGTAAAGCAAATACGCCACGCTAACGGCACGGAGTCCATAGAATTAAAAAATGGAAATAGGCTCGATGTGGTCGCAGCTACTAGAGACGGCAGCCGCGGCAGGTCGGCCTCATATTTATATATCGATGAGGTACGCGAAATCTCAGAGGAGGGTTTTCGCGCGGCCACGCCGACCACCCGTGCAAAATTAAACGCTCAAACTCTGCTAACGAGTAATGCAGGGGACTCGTTTAGTACCGTGCTTAATGATCTCCGGGAAAGAGCCCTTAGTTTTCCACCTAAATCATTTGGGTTTTATGAGTATTCAGCGCCTCAATTTGCAAAGATAACGGATCGTAATGCGTGGGCCATGGCTAACCCGGCTCTTGGCTATACCGTAACCGAGGAGGCTTTAGAGGAGGCCGTAGCTACTCAGCCGATCGAAACCACAAAAACCGAGCTACTTTGTCAATGGATAAGCAGCACCTCTAGCCCTTGGCCTCATATGGCGGTCGAGGATGCAGCCGACAAGGATCTAAAATTGTCGGTGGGGCCTCTTACTATCTTTGCGTTTGACGTTAGCCCTAGCCGTAGAGACGGCTCGTTATGTATGGGCCAAGTCCTCGAGGACGGCCGCATAGGCGTAGCGGTCCTTGAAATCTTTCACTCGGACGTATCTATTGATGAGTTATTTGTAGCTAATGCGATAGCCAAATGGGCCAAGATTTACTATCCGCGCCAAGTGGCCTACGACAAATATACAACCGCCTCAATAGCCAAACGCCTCGAGTCTAACGGCATACAGATCACCGACATATCAGGGCAAAAGGGGTATCAGGCCTCAGGGGATCTCTATGAGGCGCTGGCTAATAAGCGGATCGTGCACTCGGGGCAGGATCAGCTCGTTAGCCATATGGCTAATTGTGCAGCTAAAGAAAGCGATGCCT